GAAGATTTATTGGATAAAGTACGAGAGTGTATTAGTAAAGAAAATTGTCCCCCACCTTATGCAAACTGTGCTATACAAATGTATGGTTCTTGGACAAAAGCTCTAGAGGCTGCTGGAATATCGGGTAATCCTGGAGGCAAAATGCTTAAGGGCAGACTTACCACAGTTTATTTATTATATTTTACAGAACTTGATATATACAAGGTAGGAATTACACAACAACAAGTACGTAGTAGATTTGCAGGTGCACCTAAATACAAACTATTAGATAGTTTAACTACTTCACTAGAGGAAGCTTTATATTTTGAGAAAGAATTACTGAAGTCTGTAAAAGATTGTGCTAGATTACCTAATCATGGTTGGTTTTATAGAAATGGTAGAACCGAGTGCTTTTACAAACAAGGCGTAAAAAGTTTAGAGGATTTATTATAGAGGGGGTGGTCTAAATTCTCAAATTGCCTAGTCTGTTTTTAGGGGGACGATTATAGTCTGGTTTAGCTAATATGTCAACACTCATTTCACATAGACGCGAAAAAGCCTCGAGCGTCAAATCGACGACCGTGGCGGGTTGATTTTAGTGTTAGTAAGATACACCTCGGGTATACTGAGGGGCTCGGATGGCTATTTTAGTAGCCACTCTACTCATCTCTATCATATCGCTCGCCGAACCCGACTACTAAACACTACTAGAGCATGTGTACTTATATGTATATCTTCGATAAAGTTGCCTCTATCTTCAAATTTCCACTACCTCCCAATAATATGGGCAGCAGAGCCTGCAATCGCCTCGGGTGCTGGGGCTAAAGTGAGGTTTTGATCGACCTCCTCCTTAAAGTGTTCATGAATCAGTATAAGGATAACCTGATTCTATAGCCGTAAGGCTTTTCTAGTCTTAAACCAAGTACCATTGTTGACTCCGCGAGGGAGGCTCAGGCCATCATCTGCTTACTAGCTTCTTGTCGTCAACTTTATGATTCTCTCCGCGAAATTATGCGTTTTCAGGTATTTTTCTGTTGTAGCCAGAGCCCCTCAGGGATAGTATTAAGTCCTCTCAACCTTTCTGGGTCCTCCAGCGTCGAGCATACCGCCACTACAATTACTTTATACGTTCATGTACTTTATACATAAATTATACTCGATTTTGACCTCGGTGTCAAGTCCTAAATTATGCGAACCCCAAATTTGCGCAATCCGCTAGCGAAGCTAGCAACATGCGCAAGACGGGCAATAACCCACCGCAACTTAACATAAGCCAACCCAAAAACGAGGGGGGTGGTCAAATTTCTGAAAGTGCCTAGTCTGTTTTCGGGACGATTATAGTCTGGTTTAGCTAATATGTCAACAACCAAATTGCGCGCATCTGCCTCAGCATTCCGAAATTTGCTAGCAGGAGGCCAGTTCAGCGGTCTTTTGCTTGACGTAGCTTGCGCCCAAAGCAATTATTTGCGCCTATTTTGAAATAATTGTTGTAGGCCACCCCCAGTTGAACCCGTCTTTTCCTTGACGTCCCCGCTAGCGCACTTCGTGCGCAACTAGAGTGGTTGAATTGGCTAGAGTAGTTGAATTGGCTAGAGTAGTTGAATTGACTAGAGCCCCAGTTGAAGCCGTCTTCGGACAGCTACGGGGAAACTAAGGCGGCTTGCTGAAGTCGTCTGACATCCCCGTTAGCGCGCTTCGCGCGCAATCGTTCACAAGCTAGAGTAGTTGAGTTAGCTAAAAAAATCCCAACTAGAGAGCATTATCCACTAGAAAAGGCGTTGGGCGGGTCATCGTAGTTAAGATAAAAAGCTGTAACGAAAAGCCAAAAAAAGGGTCAAAATGCCATGCCCACTTTTCATCTTAAAAAGATATGGCTGTCCCTCAGATCGAAATAATTAACATAAGTAACTCTCCGCCACTAGAGTCAAATACATTAAAATAAAAAGTCTTTCACGATTTTTCCATGGTCTGCGGCGATGCCTCAGCCCAATCAAATCGTCCGCCTTTTTATATATTCGACTCGTGTGGCGGAGAGTAAAAACAATGTCTAGACGATTTAAATTATAAATAATTATATCACACTTTTATACAAATGTCAAGAAAAATATTTTAGTTAAAAGAAAATAAGGAATTTTTTAGGAATGTAAAATTTAATTATTGACTTACTAGCTTATTTTTAGTATAATACTACTGTGGTTAAACAAACCACAATCTTACAATTCAACTTTTGGAGAAAATAAACAAAATGTATTATTATGCAAATGCAACACTAAAGGCCGGAGATAGAATCTTTCTAGTATATGATAGGGAAAGTGATGCTAAGAAATTAGCAGATGGAAAACCTTATGATACTTTGAATGCCCCTCGCTACTGCTCCCCTACAAAAACTTTAAATTTTTCTAATGAGCCAGGAGATTTCATTTATAGAGGGCATATTTTATTTGAAAAAGATAAAAGAGATCATAGATTGGAGCTTTGGTTGAAAGAGAATGAGGACAGTGAGTGGAAATCCTCAGGTTGTACAGCCCCTACTTTATCCACTATAAATTCTATAGCTAAAGGGCTCTCAGGTTATTATTCCGCAGCTATTCTAGAAAAAATACCTGAAGCTTCTCCCCCATCTTCTTTAATTATGGAAGAAGTATAAATGCTTCGTAAAAGAATATACGGTACAGGGACTTGGGTAGTTAAAAACTGGCCCGATGTATCTCTTCCTTATGTAGGAGAACTAAGTATACAAGGATTTCCGGTAGAGCGAGCATTTCGCTACGGTGGTGATATGAGTATTAGAAACCCTGAGGGTAGGTATAAAGCTTTTATCAGCTCCGATGAGAAGACCTGGAAAGATACCGAAATTCAAAGTAACGATATTCAAGCTTTGAATAACCATTTCTTTCATGATAGGCCTATGGGAGTCGTAGGTATAGTGGATACCCACAGGTCTAGCTCAGCAGAGGACTTGCTAGATGCTGAGTTTCTTAAACCTGAGAAGGTTTTTGAAGAGATCCCTAACGGAACTATTCAAGCTGAGGTTTTCGACCTTTAGTTCTTGACAAAGTATCTCCTTTAGGCTATAATAAGGGCTTAAAGGAGATATTACACGCTCTAAATTAATAGCTCTGTATTCGACCCAGTATGCACTAGTAAACGCAGTGAAATCCTTAGAAGCCATCAGGCCTAAGAAATGGGCTGATTGGAAAAACCTAAGTTTGAAATGTTTATAGTTACTACCTCTGTGCTAGAGCGACTGCGGTGGATAGAGCCTGCATACACTAAGTGGTGTGATGCGACTGACTTTACTGGTACTAAATTTATAGTTGACAATAGTGTGGACTTATGGAGATTTGCCACAGACGAGGAAAAAGCCCGAAATACAGAGAGGGATTCTAGCGGGGTAATTCCAGGTTATTATCCCGGTAGGCCTGTGTTTAATGAGACTTAAAACTGTCGTGGCGGGAGCCTATTTTAAAAATAACTGGAGGTTTTTTAATGATTGATGAACTGGCTTTAATGGATTTTGCCCGAACTTTTTATGTTCCAGAGTCTCGTGGGATACTTACAACACTTTAGATCTTCAAAGAATAGTGGACCTCACCCTAGCCATAATCTTGAGTTTAGTTTTGATGCTTCTAGTTACGATGAATATTGTACTAAGTGTGGTTGCACTGACAGACTTGGTAGTTGGGGTAACTTAGTTTATCCTTGTTCTGGAGATTGAGCTATGTTAGATGAACTAGATATTGCTATAGAGGCAATTAAGATTGAATGGGTTGAATACTTTAAGAATTATATGCTTAGATTGGTTGAACAAGATCCAGAACGGTTTGAGAAATATAAGGATTTTATGGAGGAGTGGCATAATTATGTCTCGTAAAGTATGGGTTTTAACAAGTGAAATTGATGAGTGTAACCAAAAGGGTGAATACTTTGAGGCTGTATTTGCCGAAAAGCCCTCAATTCTAACTCTAGTAGGTTATTTTGCTGCTATTGAGCTTCCCATGAGCTATATCCAAAAAGATTACCTGTTAGACTTAGCTAGGCACATCCGCGATGGTGGTGGGCCCCAAGGCAGCACGGAGTGCAGCACGGAGTATAAGTGGTATTGGCTACGGGAGGTAGAATGTTATTAGATTTTCCTGAGATTGAATATGTAGGGTTTAGGTACTGGATTGATTTTGCCCCAGATGGCTCTCCTAGAGCAGCTATACCTTTTGAAGGGCAGCATAAAGCCGCTAGCAAAGATAAACACTGCCGAGCAGCATTAGAGGAGTATATAAATGCATTGGTATCTTGATTGTGAGTTTGACGGGCACACAGGCCCTCTGCTTAGTCTAGCCCTTGTCTCAGAAAAGACTGGATTAGACCTTTATTGTGTAGTTACTGGTGTAGAAGCTTTAGATTCTTGGGTGCTTAAAAATGTTATACCAAACTTATATTATAGAGGAGCTCATGTTAAATTCTTTGAAGTACCTCTTCACCATGTAGGTGATATACTACGACAGCAAATACAGAGTGGTGATACTATTATTGCCGACAGTCCCGTAGACATCTATAGATTTTGTCAAGCACTATCTACAGATAGTGATGGATTATGGGCTTCAACAGATTTTCTACGTCTTAACTTTGAAGTTATTAATATAGATTGCTATCCCACAGATTTAGGAGGTGCTATACAGCACAACGCTTGGTGGGATGCTCAAGCACTTAAAAGGAAACTTACATGAAAATAACACAAGAGACGCTTGATAAAGTCCAAGAACTTGTTGAGGAAGAAAACAACTATAATAATGATTATCAAAGAGTATTCTGGGCTTTTGCCAGATATATGCAAAATCAAGACCTCAATACTAGAGCACGAGAAATCTGTATTAAGGAAATGCCAAGTCACAAAGAATCCTTTTCTAGTGGAAAACTAGACGATACACCAATAATGCGCGCAGTAAGAAAGGCACTTGAACAATGAATAAATTTCCAAAGTGGGTTTATAACAGAGTAGATGAATTAACTTCAGAAGAAGACTATGATGGCACTGAATGGAACACTAGGCGAGCGGTTGCTTTTTGCCGGTACATTCTAGGCCATGAAAAGCCGCCAGTTAGCAAGATCACTATTAAAGCGCGAGAGCTTTTTAAAGCTTTTGGTGCTGATGAGAAAATGCAGGTAGAAATAGACGCTGGAAAATGGGATAACTCCTATGAGCTAGATTTGATAAAGTTAGGGCTTGAAAATGGCTAGAGAATTTCCAGAATGGGTTTATGCTCGACAACAAGAATTAGGTGACCTTGAGAAACTGGGCGCGAGGATCATTAATCCTTGGGCATGGCGTCAATTTGATGCTGCGGTTCGTCCTTTTGACGAAAATAGGGGCGCACAAGATCCAGAAGGATTAGAACAATTTTGGTATGCGCTCACTTGGGGAAACAGGGGGTATCGAAAGAGCCATGAAGTTCGCAGGTGGTTTCTTGAAGAAGAGCTACTAGGAGCTGAACCTCTTGCGATCTTCGCTGTTCGTGAAAGTCTAGAAAAATCCCGTACATATCTTGCCGCCATCCTTCCTCGTGTCGAGGAATTGGTGGTGAAACACGCTTAAGCAAAGTGGGGGTGATGTTCCAAACTAATATAACAGGTAGAGAAGGCCTCACATCTGGCGTCCGGGCAGAAGCCTTTGCCAAGTACCTCCTCGCCTCGCAGCAATGCAGGGGAAGCTTTGTTCGGCATGTTTATAGAATTTAATTCTTGACTTTCTATATAATCTAGGTTATATTAATTTCATAAGAAGAAAGGATTTTTAATGATCGATAAAGACAAAGCGCTAGGGGAGCCAGACGCTTGGATATACCCGGACGATCTCGACGAGATGCGCAACAACGAAACGAGCTGCAAGGTGTGGTCCCTCGCTATGTCGCACCCTCAGCGCGGCAATACTGTTCCTTTATATGCGCATCCCGCAGCCGCCGACCTCACCGCCGCGCACAAGCGGATCGCGGAGTTGGAGGAGGGGTTACGTCCATTCGCATATGAAACCGCCATAGCTCATGCGGCGGGTATGGAAACAATGCGCGTGAAAAAGCCTCTAGCAGCTTTCGATAAAGCCCGCGCCCTTCTGGAGAACCGAAATGGATGATATCCCGAAAACAACCTTAACTGATGGATCGCCGGTAACACCCGATCATCGTGAAATTGATCCTACAACCGGCATGCAGAAAGCCTATGTCGTCTTAAGTGAAGAAGAGCGAGCCAAGGGCTTTGTTCGTCCTGTGCGACAATCCTATGTGCATCTCAAGTGCGGCGTTGTCACCAAGATGGGGTTAGCACTGGCGGAAACATATGCACGCGATCCATTCTTCTACAGCGGCACATTCTGTTGCGGATGCAGTGATCATTTTCCGGTCGGAGACGACGGCGAATTTGTATGGGATGGCACTAACGAGAAGGTGGGAACATGAAAGCTGGGATTGCTGTCGATAACTGGAAGCTGCCCATTTTTTGTAAGCGGCTCACCGAGGCAGGTTACGATTATGTGGACGGTGGCGCACTGACCGCCGATGCTGTCACTGATTATTTGATCGAAGATTTGGCGAAACGAAAGCGCGCTGAGTTACTCGATCTTGCACAAGAGCTGGATGAACTTCGCGGCACTTTGGTTGATCAGGCGAGGATAAACAGCTTCGCTTTGCTGGATGACATTCTTGCCGCCCGCCAAAAGGAACCCAAGCCATGACCAGCCAGCACGCACGAGAGGCGGCTGCTTCCATTTTTGGTTATCGTTCGTGGGCGGCAGCTATGGAAATTAGTGCTGGCGGCGAAAGGCTCGCTATACAAAAAGCTGCCGAAGTCTTCGCTCGCTTCGAAGCCGATACACTGGATCGGGTGGTGGTACTGATTGAAGAACTGTCGAAGCGACCAACAACGCAATGGGGCGAAGTCAAAGCTGCAATCCTCGCACTAAAAGGAAATAAATAATGAAAATTTGGGAATGTAAAATAGGTACTAGAGAGGACATCGAGCTCCCTAGAGGCTCTGATTGGCCAATGCGTAGAGCTGTTGAACAATCTTTTAAAGACCTAACAGGTCTAGAGGCAGAGTTTTGTTTTTCTGGTTGGGGAGCTTCTCTAACCGAAGGCGAACTTGCTGTAGTCGAGGATAGATAATGACCACTATTTTAGTATTGGCCTACTTAGTTATAGCTTTCGCCACATCTAGCCTATAATTTTATGTGTAAAGGAGAACATACTTTACCTTATATTATACCTGGTATATTTTGGCCTGTAACCTGGTTATTTTTACTACTACTAATACTTATACAATATATTACCGTTTATTTCGAATTTTTACTAAAATTAAAGGAATCTAAATGAAAAAATTAATTACACTATTACTTATGTCGGCTTCTCTAGCTGCTTGCTCACGAGTAGAAACAGGTGAGGTAGGTGTGCGACAAAACTTCAGTAAAACCATTGAAACTACAGAGCTTCAACCAGGGTCTTTTAATCAAACTATCATTGGATCAGTACTGCTTTTTCCTGTAAAAGATGTAGGGGTTGATATTGTCGATCTTCATCCATTAGCTAGCGATAACTCTACTGTTGCAGATTTTGATATGCAAGTTATTTATTCCCTTAATCCACAATCTGTAGCTGAGATTTGGATTGAGAAGTCTCGTAGCTTTCATGCTCAAGACCAGGATGGTCGTAACCTTCTAATGTATAATTATATATACCAAGTGGGCCGCAACGCGGCCTATAAGGTAGCCCGTAAATATGAATCTCTTAAAATGAATGATAATCGGGCTCAAATGGAGCAAGAGATTATGCAATCTATGCAAGGCTCTCTAGCTAAAGAAGGGCTTGGAAACAAAATTATTCTTAGTCAGATTCTTATTAGACAAATCCTTCCTGCACCCCAGATCGTAGACTCAGCTAATCTTCTAGTGCAAGCTCAAAACGAGCAGAAGCGTAAAGAAGTAGAAGTAAAAACTGCTAAAGCAGAAGCTGAACGTATTGCTACTCTTAATGCTAATAGTGGTGCTATTGAATATATGAATGCAATGGCTCTTATTAATATTTCTGAGGCAATTAAATCAGGCCAAGTATCAACTATTGTAGTACCTTACGACTTTAAGGGTATTGTAAATGTAAAATAACTTTTAAAGGGCTTCTAAGTTAGTTATTGACTTAGAGGCTCTTTTATTCTATATTAATATCATGAAGAATTTAATTAGCAAATTAAATAGCAATTGGCCTATATCTAGAACAGATAAGGCTTTAATTATTGAGATTTTGATAAGATATCAAAATCTCAATATCCGACTTAATAAATCTGTAGTAAAAGCAAAGGAACTCAGAACTAGTGTCAAAAAACTCAGAGAAGTATGCTAAAGAAATGCAAGCACGGGCTATTAGAGACGAAGCAAAGAAAGTTCTAGCAGACCTAGTATACTTTGATAATCAGTCAGATGAGTATCCAAGACTAGTACAAAAGATGGAGTTTTATCTAGATGAGTTTTTCAGGTTAGTACGATGAGAGTATTCTTCCAAGATGGCCCGCGAGCCGGGCGATGGGGTTATTTTAACCTTGATAACATTCTCAGGGTAATAGAAGAAACCTCGGAAGATACTTTTAGAGTTGGAATTTATTATATAGTTAAAGAAAATCAACAATATATGGGATTATGGCAAGGATGGGAAGAGTAACTTTAACCATACATTATAGAGATGATAGTATTTGTGTCAAAAATCTCTCTAGTAAGAGAGATGCCATTTGGTACGCCTATATGGAAGGCGACCATGTGCTCAGATACTGGATTAGACCATGCAATTAATTTTTAGCTTTTTTGTACTTTTTATACTTCTTTATATTCTCACGAGTTTTATAACTCATGTAATAGATAACATTTTTAAGTAAGCCTTTTTTAGTTATTGACTTTACAGCCCAAATCGAGTATATTAAATACTCAATATAGGGAGATATATGTGAAGCCTTCAAAACCTAACCTTATTGGTAAACTTAAAAATGAAACAGGTCTAATTGATGTAGCTTGGGAAAAACTTACTATAGCAGATATAGAGAAGATCCTTAAGTTTCTCGAATTTCTCTATGCCGAGATTGAATATGAAGCGTCTTAAGAAGCAAGCTAAGCTATTCTCCAAACTTCTAGATATTCCAGAAGATACTTCAATTAATATCAAATTGAAAAATATTAAAAGCGGTTATAGTGGAGAAACTATCCAACTTGGGGAACTATTCTACCGAGTGCTTATCAATAAAAACCTATGTAAGCATCAACAAGCAAAAGTTCTAGCCCATGAACTTGTTCATGTACGTCAATATATCGGGGGAGACTTGATAGACTTGCCTGGAAAAGACGGTCTATATAAATGGAAGGGTGATTTAATAAAAATTGAAGAAGGATCTATGGATGATTACTTTCTTAGTCCTTGGGAATTAGAAGCTAGAGCTTTAGAAGATTGGCTAGTATATAGATGGGAGGTGCGATGACAACTTATAATCAAGAATTAACAGAAAAGTTAAAGGAGGCTTATTTAGCTAATCCTTGTCGTGAAACCATTGATATTCTAGCTGCTGAAAACGGTAAGTCATTTAGATCTATTATTGCTAAGTTAAGTTCCTTAGGGATTTATAATAAGCCTCAGCGTTTAACTAAATTTGGCGATACTATTCTTAAGAAGCCTGATATGGTGCAGGAGATAGAGTCTTGGTTAGGCATCTCCGTGCCAACCCTTCAAGAGACTGGTAAGCTTGATCTCAAAGTACTTTATGATCGCTTAAAGGAAGATTATGTTAAAGATATTTGAGTGGCTTATATTTGGTCATGTACATAAATGGGACTTACTTAACTCAGGTAATGTTGGAAATAAGCGTGGAGATACTGTAGGTCGTTGGTATGAATATCAATGCTCTCGTTGTAATAAAAGGAAATATACTCAATGCTATTAAGTAAAACTCAATTCATTGCTAAACAGCTTCCAGAGTATAATGCTGATGATATTTATGATGTTCTTCTAGGTAATATTACTAAACCGACGGATTTTGTAGATGAAGTTATGGCTGCGGCAGACTTCTATGATAGCCTTCTAGAGAAAGGAATTAATCGTGACAACTCGTGAGGAAATTTCAGCTTGGTTCGATGAAGGAGCCAAGCTAGGATCTGACTATATGATAGTCATGACAGATACTTTTGATTGGGATGATTATCCTAGTTATTACTCTGGAGACAATATTACTAGACATGTTGCTTCTAAGAACTTTAACATGCAAAAAGTAATGGAAGTGTATGATCTTAGACTTGATCGAGAATCTCAATTAAATCAACATCGTTGTAGGGCTGACTTAACGTGACTATTGTTTATATTTTTCTAGCAGCAGTTTGGTTTTCTATTTTTGCTACTCTTTTTAGGCTACAATTAATCTTTTGGATTGACTTAAACCATAAGTGGTATAGTTTCCCCTCTTATGTATTTACAAGTGCGCTATTAATCGGGCTTGCTATTTATACTCCAATAGTAGTTTTTGGTTAATGAAAAGAATTAACGTAGTAAGCTGGGTAGACTGTAAAGTATTAACTAAAAAATGTTGTGCTCTATTAGAACAGCTTGGTGAGTATGCTCATAGAGGCTATGAAAAAGATGGAATCTATGGTGATTCTAATCTTATAATAGCTTTAATAGATATAGAGACTACTATAGGTAAGCTGCGAGACAAGTCAAAACAAGCTAATCAAAAATAGTTCTTGACTTTTACCCCAAAGTTTGGTAAATTATTGTGTAAGGATGACAATATATCAGCAGCAATGTATAAGTTACAAACAGATAATATTAAACTTATAGAAGTTTTAAATTTTATTAGAGATTTTATTCCTAGTAAAATGACTGATGAACATATTAATATTATTCAAATTAAAATTAAGAAAGCTTTAGAGCATAAGTAAAAATAGTTCTTGACTTTCAACCCAAAGTTTTGTAAAATAATTTCATTAAGTCGTTAAAGTAAAAATGGGTGTAGGGAACGCGCTAAAGCAGGAACCCAAAATTCTCCATCATTGCAAGGATGAAGAGAATACTTAATACCTCGGCTTAAAGAAAGGTGTGCGCGGCAAGCACTTAATTCCCGCCATTAGGGAGCCAACATAGGAGAGGCGAAACTCCTTAACATCACCCTCAAGACCTAGAACGAGTAGCGCTTAAATCCTCTAGGCCAATTTGTGACACTTTTGATAAAGCAGAAGGTTAGTACGTCCGATATGGGAGATACGGAAGCCATTGAAAGTAAGATGGTTTATTAGTTTGTGGTTGACTAATAACGGGGAGCGTACCTCGTCAGCAGGTTTTACGTGGAAGCGAGTTATATAGGGATCGCAGAGGTAGTATTGAGGTTGACTATTTCATTAGGGCTTTGGTAGCCCAGAGAGGTGCAGCGTGGTGCAAATCCCCAAACCGATAGGGTTCGAATCCCAGGGTGCAAAGAGCAAAACCTCTCATCAGTTTAGGCTCTAGTTAGGCCTTTAGATAGGAAGATATGCGGTACACTTTTAAGTGTATACTGCCTCTACTTCTCCTAAGAATTAGTTAGCACAATCCGAAGTGATATATCGGAACTGAGAAGTAATTACTCTCGGCCATTAATTGGAGGTTAGATGACTTTGGCCTTAATCAGAGAACAGTGATGCCCACTACGTATAGGGCGGCTTAAGAAGATTGCTAAGGGCTAAACGAGCAATTCTAGTTGCTGAAGACTTGCTTCAGGGGAGTACTAGTGCACTGTAGTACGGTGTTGATAAGGGATGGCATATTCAACAAAAAAGCCTGCTAGGATTAATTTCCTAGCAGGCTATATTTTTATTTATAAAACTTATGTCGTCCTATTGTTATTGTATATTTCACATTGCGCCACGCTGGGCGCACATGAGTCGCATGGAAAAATCTAGCACCTCCTGTAGGGTCAATCCCCGGATTTTCCGCTATTTTTAGCGCTTTCTCCCAAGAAGGTCCATTATACGCTTTTTTAAATCGAAAACTAAACTGTCTAGGCTCATGGATAACTGCACAAGCACTTATACCACGACGTTCACTACGATTGATAATAACGTGAGCAACAGCTCTCTGACCTATTTTAGGCTCCCCTCTAGCTTCGTGCCATATTGCCTTAGCAATACAGACTATATCTGTTGGTGGTAAATCTAACATAACAAAACAGGCTAGCTAGGCCTAAATTTTTCTCCTTTCTCAATGAAAAGGGCGCTTGCGCGCCCTAATTATGATCTTGTTGAAGCTTCTCCCTATCGTAGCGCTGCTGCCTAGCTATTGCAGCTCTCTTAACTCGTCTGCGCTTATCTGTGGGTTTCTCATAAAATCTTCTTTTTTGTAATTCTTTGAATAAGCCATCTTCAATAAGCTTTCGCTTAAGAGTTCTTAACGCTCTATCAATATTATTACCACGTACTTCAACTAACATTAATTGCCTTTTCTATGTTTGGTTCTATAAAGTTAGGGCCTTTTAATATTTTTCCGTCGGCCCTAAGGATCGGATTTCCCTCGTTATCCAGCTTAGTCATGTTAGAGGCGTGAACCTCTTTAAAGACTTCACTAAGATTATAATCTAATTCAATAGCTAGGCCATGATTTACATAAGCTATATCAGCTTGAGCGTCCGCTATTCCAGCTAAGTTTCTAATACCCGTGCTACTTAAAGCATCTTTGATATTGTAATATACATTCTTACCTGTTAAATAACTTATATCTAGAGTAATGTTGAATCCATCTTCAAATAACTCTTTTAACTCTTCGACTAATAAGCCAAGTCTCATAGCTAGCCTATCATCTGTAATCGTATCTACATTAGTGTTAGGAATTTTATTAACTTTGTGGAAAGTTAAAACCATGTCACGTTCTGAGCCATTAAGAGAGTTTACAATATCATAAGGCATGTTACTCTTTACGTAATTACGCGCGTCCATTTAACGTCACCTGCATTAGTGTCATAATTGTGGATGTCTCATAAAGGAACTTATCTGAATTAACATCGACTCCTTGAGCCTCTGCTAAATTAATAAATTGTTCCATAACTTGCTCTAGGCCGGTAGGGGCCACTAGAATTTCTTCTTCCTCTTTAAATAGAGGTACTACATTGCTCATTTAATCTCCAAAAGTCCAATTTCGTTTTCTTAAGTATCTTACCTGATTATATATAGATGTTTTATCCCTACCAGGTAGAAGAGTCATAAGGTTATCTAATGGGACTTTTTTGTAATATTTTTTCAAAATTAATCTTTCTTCCCTAGACCATTGACTCTTCATTTTGATATTATAGTAAATTTCTAATCAAAAGTCAATAATTATTTTAGGTCTAGGTATTTAGATGTTATTGATTTATTTGTTGACTTTGAAACCCTCTTGTTGTATATTCATAAAATGGAATTACAAGAATTTACAACATTTTTACGCGAGAAAATTAGGTCTTTTGATAAGGCAGTTAGGGAAGATGTGGCAATACCACCTCCAATGGATTTAGAACAATGGATAGAGGATTTTAAAGAATGGATCAAGTAACAATTTGGTATATTACAGCTAATAATGGAGATGGCTCATCCTCTACTCATTTTTTTGATAGCTTTGATTGTATAGAGTATTGCTGCGACGAAGACAATGGACTAGAAGAGTATTGGGATGGTGATGGCGGTTCATATGGTCACTTCTTAGTACCTATAGGTACTGAAATCTCTGGTATTAAAATATATAGTATCGACTCACTTAAAGCTTGGAAGGAATATTAATGATTATTGAAGAATCTGTTGCTATTGGGGTTCTTATTGACCTTGTAGAGCTTTTTGATAGTAAGCAGGGTATTAACGATCATTTTAATAAAGTAAAAAATCGCATGGAACCTAGTGAGGATATTCAGCGTATTATAGCTAATGCTAGGCGTTTAATTCCGGAAAAAATGAAACCCGCTGAGGCTGCTCGTGCTATGGAAGTAATTGAAAATAGAGACGACCTTATTAACTCTAGCCCAAACGTAGTTAATATGCGAGCAGAATTTAGTAAGCGTGTAGCCCTTAATGCAGGAGCCAGAGGTATTTTAGCGGCTTTGGTTACAGACCCTCAGAGCGAGGAAAATTGGACTATGGCTCAAACTTTTATTAATGCAGAAATTGGAGAAGAAACCTTTGGCGAGAAATGACCGTGTAGAAGAGGCTAGAAAAACTTTAGAAACTCTTAAAGAGCAGATGAGAATTTTGTCTGAAGAAAATTTTTATACTTTTATGGATTATAAAGATTATAATGTAATACATACTATATACTTATCTCAATTTCTAAGTTTTAAGTTAAATGCATCAAAAACGGAGAATTATTAATGCAAGAAGCACATCAACCAACTATTCTAGCAAAGAAGGTTCGTAAACCTCAACCAACTAGGCAAGAGCTAAAAGACTCCCATAAAGCGCGAATGGCTGAACGTAGACGTATGTACCGAATTACCTGTGCTACTCAACCTACTACACCTCATATTTTTGCTAATATTTCTAAACATCATGAATTTTACGGGGATACACCAAGTGAACATGAAGCCCGTAAAATTCTGTAAAGATTGTAAATATCATAGCTATGAAAGTAATAGTCACTATTGTTTACATACTAAAAGTATAGAAACAATTAAACCTACTACTACTTATTTAATATATGGGCCTATAAAAGTACAGTTAAGCTGTCAAGCGGCTAGAAGGAGAGTTAATATATTAGATTGGCTATCTTTGGGGGTTTACTCTACCTAGCTGTGGAGTGCATGGTAAGCTTTGGGAGTCGAAAAATAGTTCTTGACTTTTAGGTCAAAATCGGCTATAAAAGATTATATCTTCATGATCTGGGATACGAAATCGTACATTAGCTAAGATGCGGCCACTTGGCTGCAACGCAGGTATCAAATCCTGCTGGAGAAATACTTCTAGGCTTTGAATACTGCTCTAACGGTATGTAAGCCGAAAGACTTAACAGCTAGTGGCTTTAGAGAGCTGCTGATAGTATTACTAATCTCATAAATTGGTGGTGTGGAAGTAGCTGGAACACCTTGGCGTGAGCCATGTCGTATAAGGAGTTTGAAGTTGTGATTAAAGTTATATTAGCTCCATTTAAGTGGAAAGAAATATTTACTGCCGGAGTTTATTCTTACCAGGAAAATTCCGTAACCGGAGACAGACGAGCTATTAGAATAATTAAAGGTGGTTGGTCGCCTCTAGATACTAGATGGCTTGGAATTAATTCAAATAGTCCTTTTATAAAGGATTAAAATATAGTCGCTGACAGCGAACAATAAAGGCGGAAAGACACGAGGGCAGTACTCGTCGCTTCCACCATGAATAGTGAGTGACGCTGTGAAAGGCAGCATCCGTTTAGGTATAGGGTAAATCTGCTTCTCACTATTCTTTACGGGAGCGAACTAGGATCGATTTTCGTGAAATAGGAACGTTCGAGACTATTGACTGGCAAAGTGCCAAAGAAAGTAAAAGCAGCGAATGATAACGATGCCGTTGAGTACGCCCTAGCGGCCTGACTCAACTGCGCCCGGCGGAGCGTAGAAACAGAATCCGTCACTACCTGGAGATTAAATATGTTTAAACTTTATCAATTTCAAAATGAAATATTATTTTTTATAATAGAAGATGAATTTACTTTTGTAAATAAGTTTAAACAACGACGAAATAAAGAAGACCTTGCTAGAGAGCAAGAATGGCGCGATTATATAGAAAGTATTTTGTGATGTGGGTAAATCCCGATATTGAAATTGTACCTGTTGTACAGGATGAAATGGAATCTTGGAAAGCTCATGTAGGCCGGGGCTGGCACCCACTACTTGATTACTTTGCTAAGAATATTGACTATCAGGTTTCTAAAGGTGATATGCCGCCTGTTAATATTAGTCAAGTTAAAGAAAAATATGGAGGCCTACGGCTCTATACTAGTGGTGGAAATGATCTAACAGATATTCTAGCAGCTTTTTGTGAGGATCTTTCTTATAAGTACTGTGCAGAATGTGGAAAGCTTGCAGAAGCTACAGATAAAACGGGTTGGTGGCAAACACTTTGTGAGGATTGTAAATAATGTGTAATGAAAAGACTATAAATTATCCGGCTGGAAGAGCTTATAAAGCTCCGTGGCCTACAGACTCATTATATAATAATGATGTGCATCAAGCTAATGGACCTTTTAAAGCTCCGTGGCCTACAGACTCATTATATAATAATGATGTGCATCAAGCTAATGGACCTTTTAAAGAAATTTTAGAGGTTAGCTATAACTTTGTAACTTGGTATATAGATATGCCGGGTATAGAGCCCCAAGATATAAGCGTTTATACCTATAGAGATATGATTTTTGTATCTGTGGCGGGAGAAGAAAAAACTTATCTTAAATTAGAAGAAGTTGTAACTCTACAGTATGCCGAATATGATCTAGGCGTGCTTGAGATATCCCTAAATAGACCTTATAACGTGGAAATGTTACATGTGGACATTGTTTAAAGCACTACCAACAGCGGTCAAGTTGGGCTGGATTATTGGTTTGCTAATTTCTATCTCTGCTATTATTGGTGGAACTTATTATGCAGGCTATAATAAAGGTGTTAATATCTCTGCTCTAGAGATTGAGGAGTTTAAAACAAAATCCGTTCAACTTCAAAATCAGCTCGATAATGTAGTTACTAAAGTAGATACTAAGTATATAGTTAAATATATAGAGAAGAAGGTCTATATTAAAGAAAAAGCAGATCAATTAGAACAAACAATTGAAACTGTATTTGTTCCTACCTCCGAAATGACTTTCGGATGGGTTCATGGATATAATTCTTCCATTAGTGGAGTAGATGTAACTCCAGCAGATATTGCCAATACGGCCCCTAGCGGATTTACAGATAAAGATGTATTACTTGTAGCTACCTCTAATAATAAGATCTGTTTAGACTATAAGAATAATCTAACTAGTCTTCAAGACTTGGTAAAAGAAAGGGAGAAAGAGCTTGAAAAGCTTGATAACGTTACTATTAGTAATTAGTCTGTTAGGAGCTTGCAATGAGCCTTCTTTACCTAATCCAGAGATTAGGATTAAACCTATCCCAACTGAATTGCTTCAATCTCCAGAGGATTTAAAGAAAATTGAAAAAGCAAGATAAATATATAATTCGTGCCGGAATTCTAGGTATGAGTGTATATCATGATAATATAGATGCTCATATTCAGCTAGTTGATATAGACACTGGGGAAAGCTTTTCACTACCTGTGTCTAAAGGCTTTCTAGAAGAATATTGGCACGATTTTAGTAAAGGAGCTAAAAAGCTTGAGTTGGAGGTACGTATTGTATGATTGAGCAAGTATTAGAAGAGCGCGGAGCGCGCTATGGAAAATTCATCGAACATGCTACTATTGCGCAGGGTATTCAAGATGTTATGCGTCAAGCCCCTAACTGGAAATTCCTAGACCCTGATATGAAGCAGTCACTCACTATTATTGCGGATAAGATTGCTCGTATTCTTAATGGGCAAAAAGACTATGACGACAACTGGGTAGATATAGCAGGGTACAGTACTCTTATTGTTAATAGGATACGCGAGAATGAACTTTTGTAACGAAGCTAAAACTAGAGCTGAGGTTTACTATAGACATAAAAAGCGAGGCTCTAAGTATCTTTATGTAGATGAGTTCGAGCTAGATTGGCCTTATGTAGAGGGAGATTGTTTTTACTACATAACACCTCTTACTGAGGTCGAGGTAAGTATTCAACGATCTACAGAGTATAGAGGGCCTGTGGTTATTTACATGGATATTGAGAATTATAAACTTTACGCTAGACCTAAGATTGAGTTTTTTGATGGACGATTTGAGAAAGTAAAATAATGCAACAGTTGTATAGAATTAATCATTATGCTTGTTTTAAACCTTGGAGATATAACTCTGTATATTTTATTACAAATAAAGAATTTTTTGATAAGCTAAAGCCTTATGATGGTGGTGAAATGGAGACTAACATCGACTTAGGTGAGTTATCTGAAGAGGATCAAGAACGATTAGATGATGTTGGTATTTGGGAGTTTATAGGTAGCGAGGATATAGAGCACCCACATGTAGAATATCCTATCATAATACTAGATGAAATTACTATATGGACAGATTAATTGAACCTATTTATTCTAGACAATGATTTGACTCGGTGTGCGCAAGCCCACTTCGATTCTCATATAGGAAAAATACAGCTAGAAGCCACACAGCTTCTAGCTACTACTATTTGGATAAGTCAAGCTATAGGTTTTGTACCTAGGCCCTTATCAAAAGAAGAACTTAATGCTATTAAAGAATACGCTAAACCAGCTAAAGGTTTATCTATAGATTCTAGAAATGATGCGGGATTCGTTCGTTATCTTCCTAGCCACCCAAACCATCCTTGCGCGGTGTGGGCTCGTTCTAGTAAAGCTAATTTTGCTTGGATAAAAAACTATGTAGAGGCATTAAATATTGAGTGTGTATGGCGTGGTTATAAATCTCACGCCGCTTGCGCCGAATCAAAGAAGTTAGATTGTCCTGATTGTATTACGTGTGGGAATTTAACCTCTTTTGCTCAAGCAATGCCAGAAGAGTATAAATCATCAGATGTGATAGAGTCTTATAGAACCTACTATCACTGTGAAAAACAACATTTAGCGAAGTGGACTAAAAGAGGAGCACCAGATTGGTGGAATTAGGTTATTGTAAAACGCATGGAGTAGTAATCGCTGACGAGGATGGGTTCTTAGGTACATTTTATTGTAGTATGTGTTCCAATTTTGTCAGTCCCGTTACCAGCACTCAAATAGAAGAAGAATTAGAGGCTTTGGTAAGGTCTAAACAAACTTTATTAAGGCTAGAACAGAAATTACAGGCTACCAAGCCTTATTTGGAGAATTTAATTAATGTGTGTAGTTAGTACTGTTGGAGTAGATTTATCGGAGATTTTTACAAAGTGAATTGTAGATTAATAGCCATAACCGAACCTAAAATACCTGAATGTAATACAGCCGAGGAGCTAGTAGCCTATTGTGCTAGGGTTAGTAATCCTACTAATCAGGCAAATAAGGAAACTGCAAGTAAACTAGTGAAGTATTTGGTGGACCATCAACATTGGTCTCCCCTTGAAATGACTCATTTGGTTATTGAAATTGTAACAACAAGAGATATTGCTCGTCAAATCTTACGACATAGAAGTTTCTCTTTTCAAGAGTTCAGCCAAAGATATGCAGTAGCTCAGAACTTTACAATTAGAGAAGCTCGACTACAGGATCAAAAGAATCGTCAGAATTCAATTGAAACTAACGATGCTGAGACCTCCGATTGGTGGACTAAGGAGCAGGATAATCTTACTGACTACGTGCAAGAGATTTACGCAGCAGCTCTTGAGCGAGGTATTGCTAAGGAACAAGCTCGTGCAGTTCTTCCAGAAGGACTTACTGAATCTAGACTTTATATGAGCGGAACTCTTAGAAGTTGGGTACACTATTGTCAACTGAGGATGCGTAATGGTACTCAGAAGGAGCATAGAGAAATCGCCGAAGCTTGCTGGAATATTATCTCAAGAGAATTTCCCAGTATTTCTGAGCTAGTCCTATGAAAATAGACTATAGTTATATACTACTTGAAGGTGATAGGCTTATAACAGGTTTTATAAGCTCACCAAAGCCAAGTACTAAAGACAAGCAGCAAGCGTTAGATCTTCTAGCGTACATATTTAATAAACCAGGAGCAAAATTTACATATGAAAGCCAGGTATAGGCGTTTTGATGGTGCCAATGGCATTTTTAACTACCCCGTTGTAGATGTAGAGGGGCATGAAAGTTCAGGAGGTTTTATCCTTTTAGGTTATGATAGTTATGAAGAAGCACATAACGAAAATCCAAGTGCTGCTATTGCGGATGTAGTGGAATTTCATATAGAGGAGGAGAGCAAAGTTGAAGTCGGTTTTGGAACTAGACCCAATTGAGGGCACATATTTAATACGATTACCCGATTATATTGTAGAAGACCTAGAGTACTGGGATGAGGGAGACGAAGTATCTCTAGAAGTTAATACTACTAGACATGGGGACTTAGAGCTTAGGGTTAGCCGAATTTAGTTCTTGACTTTTAGGCCAAACTACGCTATATTAAATTTCAATTAATGGAGATAATATGGCTATTAAGAAAAAAGACCATGAAAAGCTAGATGATGCTAATATTGAACGAGTAATTGCTCTTAGAGAGGCTGAGAAGCCTATTACTATTAAGGCTGCTTGTGAAATTCTTAATATTGCCTCAAACGGTGCTCGCCTACAGAAAATCATTGATGAGTATAAAGAGAATAAATCTCTTAGCGAGAAACGCAGGGCTGCTAATAGAGGTAAACCTGCTTCTGAGTTTGAAATTCAAGCCTGTATTGAAGGCTATCTAGATGGGGATTCTATCTCTGATATTGCAAAAAGACTTTATAGATCAGCGGGTTTTGTAAAACAGGTCATCGAAACCATCGGTGTTCCTAGCAAGACTATGGGTCACGATTATTTTCATCCTCAGCTTTTGCCTGATAACTGTATTGCTAGTGAGTTTGATATAGGACAGGTTGTTTGGAATACTAAGTATAATGGTATGTCTATTGTGCTAGGTAAAACTTCTAGGCAAGATAGTTATAAAGTTTTCAATATTGAGCTTATAGAAGAAGTATCTCCCTATTTCCCTAGTATTGATGGGTATGGGGGACATCATGCAGTTGTACCAGCTTTTGATCTAGGAAATCTGGAACATCTGAAAGAATATGGTATTGATATTTACAAGCCTTATAGGAGTTCATTTCCTAGATGGCTTGCTGGGAGATAAATGAGAGTTGTTACGTCATGAACATCTGCTAGTAAGGGCAGAAGTAGCTAATCCACCTACTTGCCCAAAATTTATAGAGTCTTGGCTAGCAAACCTAGTGCGTTCTCTTGGTATGAAAATTATGATTGGGCCTATAGCAGAATATTCTAATGTTGTAGGTAATGAAGGGGTTACAGGAGTCGTTGTTCTTAACACAAGCCATTCGTGCGTCCATGTGTGGCATTTAGATAGTCCTGCTGTAGTTCAACTAGATGTGTATTCTTGTGCAGCTATTGATAAGCAACTTATCTTTAACCTGCTAGAAGAGTTTAGACCAACACATATAGATTATAAGTTTCTAGATAGAGAAAAAGGATTTAAAGAGATTTTATGAAGATTTTAGGTATTAGTTTGGTATTCCTAATTGTTTTAGCTTGTATTTTAGTTGGGCCGATTATTTCGATTTGGGCACTTAATACTCTGTTTAATACAGGTATTACCCTTACGATTTGGACTTGGTTAGCGGCTTTCTGGTTTCAGTTTTTGGTTGGTCTTATAACTAATCAAAGCAAGTAAGCTTATTCTCCCTTCGTCTAGCGGTAGGACCCAAATTTTTGGTATTTGAGAGTGAAGTTCGAATCTTCAAGGGAGACCCAATTTAATTGTTGACTTTGTAAGCCTTTTGGCTTATATTGTAAAAATGGAAGGTTAACTGAGGTGGCCCTCAGCCTAGTCTTGAAAACTAGTGGTACGGAAACGTATGGAGATCGATACTGCCAGCCTTCCTCCACACAATAAGAAGTAGCCGACCTACAAACTACCATTATGGATCTGAAAAAGCAGGTAGACCGGTTTTATACCTGTGAAGTACTTCTAACTTGGAGATGTAAAGGCGCGAAATCACGACGGCTAGCGTGCGGTGAGAGTGGAATACAGTAGGTGAGTGTGGAAATTTTAGGAGACCTCTATGGAAGAGCTTGGCGTCTCATTCGCGCTAAAGAAGGGTTCGATACCGTTGTCTCCTACCAAGGACATGTTTGTATAGTAGGCCGAATACACCGGACTCTTAATCCGACGGCGAAAGCCCACCGTAGGTTCGAATCCTGCCAGGAGTACCATATTTGAAAGAATTATTAAGAAGTTGTCTGTTAAAAGAGAATCCTAACGCTGAAAACATTTTTTATAAGATGGTGCCTACCGCTTCTTTTGAGGACTTTTTAGATATAATAAGCAGAAAAACTTATAATTTAGCTAAAGATCTAAATTTAAATACTAATAAAGTTTCTAATTTGCTGACAGCTTTACTACCTAACAGACCTAAAACTACTAGTAGGATACATAGATACTTATTAGAATTAAATGATATTAGATTCTGTACTAAATGTGGTTTAAAGTTAGATAAACACAAGGATTTTTATAAAAATAATAATTGGTGTAAAACTTGTCAGAATAGCTATTTTAAAAATTACTATATTAATAATAAAGAGAGTTGGCAAGTCTACAATGCTGGCAGCGCTGTAAGGTTAGTTAAAGCTATACCTAAATGGGCAGATCTATTAAAAATAGAAGAAATATATAAAAATAAACCAGAAGGTTACCACGTGGATCATATAATACCTTTAAAAGGTAAAGAAGTTTGTGGTCTACATGTAGAGAATAATTTACAATACTTGACACCTTTTGATAATATTAGTAAAAGTAACACATTTAAAGAAGAATATTTACTTGAGGCCACAATTGCTAAAGAATATAAACCTGTATTAAATCCTAATAAAAAGTATTGTAAAGTCTGCTCTAAAAAACTACAATCTCGTAATATTACAGGATATTGTAGAGAGCATTTACCAAGAAAAGAAATATCTATAGAAGATATAGAATATTGGGTTAAAAATTATTCTTGGGTTAGAGCCTCAAAAGAGCTAGGTTTAACAGATAATGGTTTGAGAAAGAGGTATAAGACAGTTACAGGACGAGACCCTAAAAACTTAGCAAAGGAACCAATAAATGATTGAAGATGTAATTAACGGACTACAGATTATTCAGAAATATATGCCAAGTTCCTCACTTGAAGTTGAAGATGGTATTCTTTACTCGGAGCTTACAACCCCAGATATTAAAGCTTCATCTCAACTCGAAGAGTTTGATTGGTTCTGGAGTGAAGCGAAAGGTTGTTGGGTATATCATGTCTAGACAATTACTAGATAAGCTTGAATCTGCGCTGATAGCAGCCTGGGTCTATGATACAGACCTAGCTCACCAGGAAGATTATATTTCTGGTGCACAAATGAAAAAAGCTGATGCTTTAATGGATAAAGTCTACGCTTTAAAACAGGAATTACTAGGGATACTTGAAAATAGTTCTTGACTTTGACTCCAATTTTATATATAATGAGTTTATCAAGAGAGGAAATGAGCCTCTTTAGGGCAGTTAATACTCTTGATAACGTCTTGTAGCGCGTAAGCCTACAACCGCTGCGACCTCGCGGATATGAGATCGGGGCTGGTTTTCCGTTACTTGGTGCCAGTAGGTGATAAGAGGGATGGGACTTATCACCATATAGTTTATGGCGGAGAGGACAAGATGGTTAGTCGGCTGTCTCATAAGCAGCAACTCTGGGAGTTTCGAGCACTTCCTCCGCAAGGAGATACTTAATGAAAGAATTATTTGAGATAAAAGGATTACCTGTTGAATACGTTATAAATAAGCAGGGACAAATATTTTCTTACTTTTCTCAAAGATTCCTTACAGAGTTTACTAATTCTAAAGGGTATAAATATTATACCTTATCTATAAATGGAAAAAATAAAAATTATCTAACTAGTAGGTTATTGGCTTTTGTATTTTTAGACCTTCCTTCATTAGATTCTGCTTTAGAGGTAGATCATATAGATTCTAATCTAGAAAATAATAAGTTAGATAATTTACAGGTTTTAACTGCTGTCGATCATAATAAGAAAACATGTAAAGATCTAAATTATAAAGTTCATGATAAAAAATATTGTAAAACATGTAATAAATTATTAGATAGTAAAAATATATCTGGTTTTTGTTTGCAACATTATAAACCAGAGACAAAAATTATTATAAAAGCCGAAGATATAGAATATTGGGTAAGATCATACTCTTGGGTGCGAGCTGCTAAAGAGCTAGGTTTATCAGATAATGGCTTAAGAAAAAGATATAAGAAACTTACAGGAAAAGATCCAAAATCTATAAAAGATCAGAAATTAGCTCAATTGGTAGAGCGCTAGCCCTGGGAGCTAGAGGTTGTGAGTTCGAGACCCACATTTCTGACCATATAATGCTCCTATAGTGTAATGGTTAGCACACGGTCTTTATACGGCTGTACGGGCAGATTACCCGGTAGTATAGGTTCGAATCCTATTAGGAGTACCACCATATAACTCAGTTACTAGTCTAGGCTGTCGCAATACTGAGGTGCTGTAATTAAACGTGCGTTACAGCTTTTTTAAAGGAGAATAAATGATTAAAACACTTATGATTGCTACAGCTCTTGTGGCTACTACTCCCGCACTCGCGGCTGATAACTCAAATTTCACTGGAGTACGTATCGAAGCCACTGCTGGTTACGATAATGTCCTAGGCGACTTTGATAAGACCGATGTAGTATATGGCGCTGCCGCAGGTCTCGATATCCCACTAGGCTCTAGATTTACTATTGGTGCCGAGGCAAATACTTCTAATGTATTCGAGGACCAGCGCAAAATCGGAGCCGCTGCGCGCCTCGGCTTCGCGCTCTCCGACAATCTTCTAGTGTATGCTAAGGGCGGCTATGATAACTATCGTAACAGCTTCAGTAAGTCCCTTGATGGAGCCACTTTTGGCGGCGGTCTAGAATACAAGATTGGTAAGATTACCTATATTAAGGCTGAGGGTCGCTACAGTGACTTTGCTCAGGGTACGGGTTCCGTAGCTGCTGTGGCTGGAGTTGGCGTTAGATTTTAATGTGGCGACTTTGGTGTAAGGCCTTAGGTGAAAAAGCCGGAGGCTCTAACACTGAGGCAGATAGAATTGCTTGGATCAGAACATTTTTAATAATCCAAGCAATTATTACAAATGTGTTTATTATCAGTAATGCTTTGCATCATTGGTAAGGGCTTGGCAGCCATCAAAGCCAAGCCGACAATTAATGGTCTCGTGGTGGAATGGCAGACACGCTTGCCCTAGGAGTAAGTGCTTAATAAGCATGAGAGTTCAAGTCTCTCCGGGACTACCAAACACCTGCTTGAAATAACAGCAGACCTCTCTAGGAAGGCTAGAGAAAGCGCGGTAGGTTCTCCTACGCGGCGCTTCTAGATTTAATTGTTGACATTGAAGCCAAAACGGAATATAATGGCTTTAATAAGACGGAGAAACAAATATGCATCGTGATAATAATCCTTTTGCAAAGTATAATAACCCCTTGTACAAAGATAATCCTTTTGCTCCTTGGAATAACCCACTCAAGAAGAATGATCCATTTGCCTGTTGGAATAATCCTTTTGGCCACGGATATTACAAAGATGAGGTAGATAAGTTTTAATATCCCTATAGCTCAACTGGACAGAGTACGGGTCTTCTAAACCTGGTGTGAGGGTTCGAGTCCTTCTAGGGATACCAAGACGGGGACGTGGAGAAACGGGTAAACTCACAACACTTAAAATGTTGCGCTTATGGCTTACGGGTTCGAGTCCCGTCGTCCCTACCAGATTAAAGGAACTATAATGTATTTAATAATCAGGCCTCCTTGTTTAATGGAAGACGAGGGCAGAACTGAGTTTTGTGGTTCTTACGCCACCCTAGAAGAAGCTACTGAAGCTGTTAATAGATTATCTGACAATGATAAAGGCTACTTTAAGCGCTCTAACTTTAGGATTGTAAAATATGAAAATTACTGATGTAGACTATTTTGAGAATGATGCTTTTCTTCAGATTGAGGATAAAAAATTCTACTTTCAATTTAAAAACGATCCTACTATTGGTGAAGCTTTGGATAGTTTATTGATTGAAGGTAAGTTGACCGCTGTTACTATTGATGGAGTAACTTATGAAAATACTTGAAGCATCAGAAGTTACCTCTTGGATTATAGAAACAGACGAGACATGTTGGCCCACCTTTAGGCGTAACGGACCTAATAACTGGGAACAGCTTATGGGCGAAAGCTGGGAAGGCGTATACTTTGAAGAAGCTAAATTAGAGGGACTTTTTCAAGATTTTCTAAGGAAACATACACTATGAAGATTGGTTATTTAGTACGAGATAAGTCAGACCAAGAAGAAGAAGATGATTATAATCCTTGGCACTTTGAAAAGGAAGAACCTTATAAGCCTTGGAAAGAAGTTCGTAAGATCATATATGATTTTATTGAAGAAGATTAATGGGTTGTACGCCTGAGTGGACGGGCACCACTCTGTAAAAGTGACGCGGTATCGCATGCTAGGTTCGAACCCTAGACAACCCACCAGATAAAGGAGTTTAAGGGTGGAAGATTTTTTAGAAGAACTACAGACTTTACTAAATAAATATAGTATAGATAACTTATGTAATACTCCTGATTTTATATTAGCAAAATATCTATATGATACTATTCTGTCTTACAAAGATACTATGACTCGTAATATCGTTTGGCAGGATTGGGGTATTGATTAAAAGATCGGCAGCGTGGAGTCGTATAGGGACACGCACTTGGGCTAGGCCGGGTAAAGAGCAGCGTGACTGTCCTAGCAACATCCTCTCCTATTGGAGATAGAGACGGTAGCTCTTTAAGCACGTCACGAGAACATATAATATGACACAACAAACAGTAGGTACTTCAAGACTCGCACAGCGTACAGCAGGTGCAGTAGTTAATGCAAATTTCGATGAACTCTATGCCCAACAACTTCTAGTTGAGGTTGATAATGCTGTAGTAGCGGGATCTTTTAGTGTTCCAGCCGGTTATGTAATTGAAAGTATTGCTATTTTCAATAACACAGCTAATGCTATCACTGGCGGACTTAAGTTTGGTACAGCAGCTGGAGGTACACAAGTTATCACAGCCCAAGCAGTCGGTGCTAGTGCACTTCTAGTAGTTGCGGATTCTGCGCTTACTTTAAGAGCTTTCAGCACTACAGCGGCTCAAATAGTTTATTTTGATGCTGTCACAGCTTGGAACTCCGCAGATATTGATATTCGTGTTTCTCTAAGAGAAATGTGGGTTCAATAATATAAGTTACTAGTGTTTGCCGAGCTAGTCAATATCGGCTTTATTCATGGTTTAGGTGTGGCGGAGGCAGAACAGGCTGATGCGCAGGCTTGTGGTGCCTGAGATAGTGGATTCGAGTTCCACCCGTCACCCCTAAGCTATGATTAAGGATTCTAACAGCAACTCAATTTAGCCTTGTAAGCTCGTGGTCATAGGTTCGAGTCCTATACTTCCCTTAGAGGGGCGGTTAGCTCAGTTGGTAGAGCACGATAAAATGAATCCTGTTTTTTAATAGAAAGATATATTTATGTCAGTTGATTTCTTTTGGACTCGTATGCAGCGCGCACTTATGATGGACGCAATAAATAAAGAATTAGGCAAGCCTCAACCTCATACTAGAGAAGCTATGGAGTGGGAAAGTGCTTATAAAAGTACTCTTAGCAAAAATCAACTCGATAAATATAATAAAGAGTATGCCAAGCTAGATAAAGAACTGGAGAAATGGTAAATGAAAACACTACAACCCGCCGATATTATTGCTAGAAACCTTATGGAACTTCAGAAGTTTTATTGGGATCAGTTTAAGGGTGAAGTCACACCTATTCTAGAGAATATTAATAAAGCACTTTATGAGGGGTTTCCTGAGTGGATCATAAACAAGAAAACTTAGAAACTACCCAGATAACAAATTCAGTGGTTATGTACAGCATCTCAATTTTTGGCATAAAAAACCTCGAAAGAGGCATAACCAGTTAATCTTTTTAGGTTACTCACAGCAAATCAAACCGCTAACTTATGGATGTCTAGCGACACAAAGTAACCTAATGTATTCTAACAGCAACACATACAAATTTCTTACCATACTCAAGAAAGGAAAATGAATACAGTGAATACTTTCGTAAATACAATTAATCAGACAGCCCAATCCAGCCTATCAGCTCGCACAGCCAATGGTATGAGAGCTAGGGCGACCACATCAGATGCTTGTCTTGATCTCTTTTCTAGTGTAGGGGCTATGCGCGGTAAGGATATTATTCCTGCCTTCAGTCAAGCTCTCGCACAAAACGAGGATCTTGCCTTGCGTATTGCACAATGGGCTAGAGATATTCGTGGTGGTGCCGGTGAGCGTAAGCTTTTCCGTGATATGCTTTTATATGTTGAAAAGGTAGCTCCTGATCTGCTTGTAAATTCTAAACTTCTTGATAACGTACCTAACATTGGTCGTTTTGACGATCTTCTGATTTTTACGGTGCCTGCTGTTAAGTACAAAGCTATTGGCATTATTGCTCAGGCTCTTGACGCTAGAAATGGTCTTGCTGCTAAGTGGATGCCTCGTAAAGGTCCAATCGCTGCTGAACTTACAATGCTTTTCGACCTTTCTCCTAGAGAGTATCGTAAGCTTATTGTGGGACTTACTCAGGTTGTTGAGACACAGATGTGTAACCGCGAATGGAATGCGATTAACTTCTCTCATGTGCCTTCTGTGGCTATGAGTAAGTATATGACGGCTTTTCACAGGAATGTGCCAGAAGCTTTCGAAGCTTATAAAGCAGCTCTAGCTCGTAATGATGGTACAGCCAAGGTAAATGCCTCCGCTGTGTATCCTTATACTATTATCAATATGCTTGGCGGAGCTAAAGATCTTAGCTATCATTCATATTATGGGAATGCATCGTGGCGCTATGAGGATAATGAGGTTGCTACTGCAATGTGGGAAGCTCTTCCAGACTATATGAATGACCAGAATGTTATTGCAGTTGTAGATAACTCTGGCTCTATGGGCGTTAAAGTCCACGGTAGTAATACTACCTGTGCCGACGTCGCGGCAAGCCTGGGAATGTATGTTGCTAGTAACTCTAAGGGTGCTTTTAGTAATCTTTCTATTAGCTTCAACGATCAAGCTAAGTTCATCAGGCATGACCCAAACAGCCTTGCCAAGAGCCTTCAAGCTGTGTGTTCAGCGGCTTGGGGTAGTACAAATCTTCACTCTGTATTCGATCTTATTCTAGGACATGCTTTGAGGTTTAATGTACCTGCACAGGATATGCCTAAGATTGTTCTTATCATGTCTGATATGCAGTTTAATCCTTGTTATAGCTTTGATGACTCTGCACAGCGTATGATTACTAGAAAGTATGAAGATGCTGGATATGAACCCCCTGTAATTGTTTACTGGAATCTTGCTGATTACGGCAACAAACCAGTTAAGTTTAATGAGCAGGGCGTAGCTCTAGTGTCGGGATTTTCTCCCGCTATTATGAAGTCTATTCTAGCCTTGGATTTGGATAGTATCACACCTCAGGCTCTTATGCTTAAGGCTGTGAATATTGAACGCTATGACTGGCAGTGATTGGATGAAAGACACCCGCTTAATTAAGCGGGTGTCCATTAATGGAGAGACTTTCGTAGCTAAAGCTAGTTGGTTTATACGAATAGAATATCCGGGCGAATACTGTATGACTCCTTGGTTACGTATTGTAGATGTAGTTAATTTAAGAGACTTAGAATGCCCAATACATAAATTAGACCTAATCGAATATAGTTGTTGACATTGTAACCCTTTTGGGTTATATTAATATTTCAAGAGCGGAGAAAGATTATGAAGTATTTTGAAGTTGAAATCCCAGTTCACGGCGTTGCTTTAATCAATGTAGATACTACAGAGTATGAGACAGCTAATGAAGTTCTAGAAGCTATTATGTCGGGAGATATTGACCTTAGTGTATCTAAGAAGGATATTTTTGAGTGGGATATTGATCGGGATAATATTCAGGTTTTTGACGAAGATTAATCATTCTTTGCGGGTGAGCAAGTGAACACGGCGGTTTGTTACACCGTTATTGCTACGGGCGGTACGTAGGCAGGGAGCCAATATGTTTGATCCAAATGAATTAACCCATAAACAGCTTATTCAAGTTGCTTATAATTATCTAGAGCTTGCTAAAGAAGTTAAATTTCTTAGAGAAAAGAATATTGAGTACTCTTGGAAGCTTAATCCCGATACTAGTGGCGGAGCCTTTACAGATCAAGAAGCTAAAGATCGAAAGTTGGGTTATTATTGATGGAAGACTTTATAAAACTTAAAACAGAAGAGCTATTAGCTAAGGGTGCAGAAGCTTGTTTAGCCTATCTTATAGATCTAGGTATTCTAGACCTTAATGGAAACTATCCAGAATTTAATCAAGAAGAATTTGATAAATCAAATAATCCTTATAACTATGAGCGCATGGGTATTGTAGGTAAAGTTTTATGAAGCTATATAAAAATACAGCTGAAGAAACTATAGGATTACATGGAATTTTAATATATGAGTGTGAAAACTATATAATAGTACAGTTTAGTACTTTAATAGGGTTATATAAATATGAAACTATTCTGTAAAATGAAAGATGGCGGATTAGAAAGTACTGTAACGGGTTACTGGCTAATTGAATATAAGCCTCTTATTTCTATTGTACTTCTTAAGTTTGAGGGTCAAAGTCGAGAAGCTTTTCATTCCCATGCTTTTAATTGTATTAGCTGGCTTCTAGCAGGTTTTTTACTTGAAACTTTTATAGATGGAACAAAAAAGTCTTATGAGCCTAGTGCTATACCTTTTATTACACGTAGAACAGATTTTCATCGTGTAGATTCTATAGGTACTTCTTGGGTATTCTCTATTAGAGGGCCTTGGATTGATAAGTGGCATGAGAAGATTGGCAATAAATTTATAGGATTGACACATGGCAGAATTGAAGTTTAATGAAAGAGGCTGAGCTTATAGATGAAGTATTTGAACAACTAGAAAAACATTACTACAGAGAAGAAGATGGAAGCTTGACAAGTACTCTAGAACGAATTGATCGGCTTAGCTTTCTATGTGTTCTTGATACAGCTTTAAATAATATTTTGGCCCCATAGTTTACGGTTGGTTAGAATCCTGCCCTTTCAAGGCAGAGAAACGGGATCGTCGCCCATTGGGGCTACCAAAATAAATTACTATTAAGTTATAAAATCAAAGTGTTACAACAGTTTGATAGAATATTTCAAACATAGAAATTTATTCTTCTTAATGATTTGTCCTCTGCAAGTATACTAGTAGAGAAGGCGTGTAAACGAGCCTAAGAGAGGTTATTCTAAGTATGGTATTACCAGCGCAGTACTTAGACGTTTAGTAGAGTTCGTTAAACTACTTAGTTTTTATGCCGGTTACGTTTTAGACGGCTCTTTTTGTAGAGTAGGGAGCATTGCCTGATACCGGCTACTAAATTTATGGACGGTTAACTCAGCGGTACGAGTGCCTGCTTTACACGCAGGAAGTCATAGGTTCGATCCCTATACCGTCTACCATATACTTAGGAGTTTTTTATATGACAACAGCAATTACTATTGATGCGCATGCAGGTTGGGATATTGAAGTCCAAACCCTTACAACAGAACCTAACAAAGAGCTTCTAGAGACTTTTATTATTCCTGCGGGCACTAAAGAAGTTGTCTATATTTGGCACGGTAAAGAAATTGTCTATATTGCGGAGATAGTTCCATAATGAATGAATACGTTGGTTGGTGGTTAGCTATTTTAGCTTTTGTAGTCTTAGTATTTCCTGTACAGTCTTGTACAGAGCATAGTGTTACAGAGCGTACTAAACAAGTACAAATAATGTCAGCTCATTGTGCTTCTCAACATAAAACCTTCAAAGCAGAAACTACAGAATCCTCAGATGGAATGTGTATTTAAATGCATCCAATTAGACTAGCAGATGAGACTCGATATATTGGACCTCCTGAAGGTTGGACAGAGAATGAATGTTCTTTTCTTTCTATTTACGATCATGAGGTAGATGGTCATAATGTAATGGTTTCAGCTTGGATGCCTTCTCAGGAAGATATTATTAAAATAAATGCTGGAGAGCCTATTTATCTTCATATTTATGGCACTAGGCATCCGGTAGTGGGTTTTAGCGTTTAATAAAAAAGTTATTGACTTTGAAGCTAAAATCGCCTATCTTATACCAAGAAAGGAAGATATATGCTTGGAAGAAAAGTTATGGTGCCTATGTGGCTAGTGCTAGTACTTGGTTGCGCGGTTATCACTATCGGTACGATTGTGTTGTTTATTTAAGCCTTTGTAGCTCAGCAGGTGGAGCGGTAGTTTGAAGAACTACGCGTCGGAGGTTCGAACCCTTCCAAAGGCACCACAAATAAGGAGTTAGTATGGTATTATTTAATGAAGTAGTTATTACAAGTAAAAAGACACTTAGAAGTCGATTAAAGAATTATCTTGTTGACCAAGGTACTATGGATATTAGTGGTAACATGCTAGATGATATAGTGAGGGCTTTATGCAAATCTTAATGGATTTATACGAAATTACTAAGTTCTGGACACGTAGCCTATTTGGTAAAGGCATTAGCTTGTCAAGCTAAAGATAGTGGGATCGTAGCCCATCGTGTTCGCCAGCCTCTAAAGCATAAAAGGTGATGCAGGGCTCTTGTAAAGCTCAGAACTGAGTTCGATTCTTAGTAGAGGCACCACTTAAAAAAGGTATTATAATGATTCCTCAATATAAAACTTTATATTTTAAGTCAAAGAATGAGTATGACTCTTTTATGTCTCTTTGTTCAATGAAAATAGTAGATTATTTAGACTTTGTTGCTTATGATGATAAAGATAAAATCATTGTAATTAAGTGTAGGGGTTCAAGCCCTGGTACTTATAATCCTAAAGAACTAGAATACGTCTTAGCGCATAGGTTGCTGCTTAGCCTGCAAAGCTAAGAAAAAGGTTTCGAACACCTTCTGGGACTCCATATAAAGGAAACTTCATGTATAGTAAAGCAGAGTTGCAAGAAATTCTAAGTAAAAATACAGTTAGTGTAGTTTTTACCAAGAAAGATGGAACAGAACGTAATATGTTTTGTACCTTAGATCCTCAGTTCCTCCCTGCTATGCGTGAGGATACAACTGTTTCGGACTCGAAGAGACCTCCGAACGATAGCGTAGTAGCAGTGTGGGATTTGGATATAGGTGCCTGGCGTTCTTTCCGTCTTGATAGTATTAAGGCAATGGAATATGAGCCCTCAACAAATAGTGAGACTGAAGATCCTCAAGATGGATGAGGAACTAAGGTTTTATAAGAGATTTTATAATGAAATAAAAAAGGTTTTAGATACTGAGCGGTTTCAAGAGATTGAGCTGAGGTGTTTAAATCCTTAAGGGGAACGCACGTTGGGGTGCATCCAACTTTTGCAAAGTAGGCCTGCTCGGATCGTCACCGAGGTTCTCCACCAGAAAAATTAATAAAAAAGCCTAATTATATTAAGTAATACTCCTATAGTTAAACGGTATAACACGCGACCGATAATCGCCCATTGGAAGTTCGACTCTTCCTAGGAGTACCACGTTGGTGAGGTCAAACGGTTAAGACGCGGCTCTCCAAAAGCTTGAGGATAGGGTTCGACTCCCTACACCTTCGCCATTAAAGGAAAAATCTTATGATACCAGAAGCAGTTGCACAGATTCTAGAAATTCTTGAGCGTGAACTTGATCTACAGGATCTACAAGCAGATTTTATTGCATGGGAAATTTATAACAAACTAAAGCTCTGTAAATGCGCACAGTAATATTTGGTAGTCGGGATTTTACTAATACTGCACTACTAAATAAAGCCCTAGACCAACTCCATGAGGTATATAAGTTCTCTTTAGTGATTGATGGGGTAGCTCGTGGAGTCGATACCCTAGCACACAATTGGGCGGTCAGGAATTGCATTCCAACCGCGCGCGAACCAGCTCAGTGGAATAAATACGGAAAAGCTGCTGGACCTATTCGCAATGAGCTTATGATTACAAAATACCACCCCGAACTTGCTATAGCGTTTCCTGGTGGTAATGGTACTAGACATATGACTGGCCTTTGCCACGAATACGGACTTTTAGTTAAGACAGTAAGGCCTCGATAATGATTGAAGAAGCAAAAGCAGCTATTATCGCCTCTAGTAAAGAGTCTAGTGTTTATATTGGCTGCGACTCTATAGTATTTACTAAAAATAAACGTAAATTTGCTAAATATACTACGGTTATTGTAGTACATAAAGACTCTAAGCACGGCTGTAAGATTTTTCACTTTTCAGAAACTTTACCAGAATACGGGTCCCTTAGGCAGCGGCTTATTACTGAAGTTAGCTACGCTACTACAGCTGCACTAGCAATAACTGAAGTTTTGGGTGAAAGACATTTAGAAATTCACCTAGATATTAATCCCAACCCTAAGCATAAGTCTAATGTAGCTGTTAAAGAAGCTCTTGGGTACGTTATGGGAACTCTTGGATTACAGGCAAAGATTAAGCCTCAGTCATGGGCTGCTACACACGCCGCAGACCATTGTGTACGAGGTGGGCTTGGGTAAGTATATTAATAGGTATTAAATACCTAAGGCTCTGTAAGCCCTCTGTCTTCGAAACAGTAGAAAGGCTAACTGGAATACATGTAGGTTCGAACCCTATCAGGGCCTCCAATAGGAGACAAAAATGGAATTACTACTAACTTTGTTAGGAATTGCTTACTTAGTTTTAGCTATTATGCTATTTATATTTATAAGAGTTGAAAATAGAGAGCTAGGCTATGATAAGGTAGCTGCGTGGGAAGTATTTCTTCCTCTAGTATGGCCTGTATGGTTACTTTGGTATGGTGTCAGTAAAGTATTGAAATGATTGAGCATTTACAGAAACGAGGAATGAATACTTCATTATATCGTTTTTGGTGCAATACTGAATCTGCTACTTTCCCTATATGGAATATATTTGGACAGATGACAGGCTATCATAGGTATACGCCATCTCTTACTAAAGATGAGGGAAGATACTATACTTATGTTTCTAAACGAACAAATACTTTGTTAGGTCTTGAGTATAAAAGAGGTTCAGAACCTCTTTATATTGTAGAAGGTTTATTTAAAATGGCCACCCTACATAGATTAGGTTTTAATACCTTAGCAGTATTAGGTGCTACCCATAAGCAAACTAAAAATCAATTCGATTTATGGAATTTAACTCAACCAGTACTAGCTATTGGAGATAATGATAGTGCCGGTAAGAAACTAATTAATATAGTAGGTAGAGGCTTTCAATCACCTAAAGATTTAGATGAAATGAGTGATAGCGCTGTATTGGATTTAATATATGAAAATAGAGTATAGATACGGAAATATTCTAAATACGGATACTAAGTATATTGCTCAATGTGTAAATGCACAAGGTGTAATGGGCGCAGGACTTGCTAAAGAACTACGAGATATTTATCCTAAGGTATATGAAGTTTATCTAAATAAATATCATACTACGGGATTAAAGCTTGGACAAGTAATACCCGTTGATTGTGGCAAGCATATTATTGTTAATATTGTTGGGCAAAAATACTACGGCTCCGATGGATCTAGATATGTAGATTATCCAGCTTTGCGAAAAGGGTTGCAGATAATGAATCGTCATATCACGGAGCCAGTTAGCTTCCCCCTTATTGGGTGTGGCCTTGCGGGTGGAGATTGGTCAATAGTTTCAGATATTATTGAGGAAGAATGTACTAACTTCCAACCTATTGTTTGGAGTTTAGATGATGAAGTACCGTATTAAAACTTATAATAATTTAATGAGTCGTCTTAGAAACCAAGCTTTAAATGTAGAAGAAACGGGGCATCTAAATGCAGCTAGACTTATGAGAGAAGCTGCCGCATTGCTAGATGAGTTAGTAGAAAAGCAAATAATCGTACTGGAAGGTTAAGCTAATCAGTGTTAGTCTCCGTTTGCTAAACGGAAGGTACTCGAAAGAGTATAGGTGGCGGCAACCTAGCCTTCCTCCAGAAATACTGCGTGCGTGGTATAAATAGATGTGCCCTAGGCTTCCAACCTAGAGATGCCTGAGCGTTACGGGTCGCACGCTCCAAAATATAAACTGTTCTCGCCCGGCGGGTTTGGAAAGCCTGGGACATGCATGGTACTCTCTGCACTGAGTCGTTAAGTTTCTACAGTTTATAGAAGCCACCAAGTCGCTCTTGGTGGCTTCATTTTTAACCTCGCGCCGACCACCCAAATCTACCGTTGCTTAAGTTACGTGTTGACAAACGTGCTTTTTGAAAGTATAATAATGGCTTAAAGGAATTAGTTATGTCAAATGTATTTTTTTGTTCAGATCATCATTTAGGCCACCAGAACATTCTAAAGTTCACTAGAGCTGATGGTAGCACGCCTCTGCGTGCTTTTGACTCTATTGAGGACCACGACGAGCACATTATCGCCCAGCACAACTCCGTTGTAAAACCAGGCGATACCTGCTGGTTCCTTGGCGATGCGGTTATTAACCGTAAAGCTCTGAGCCAATTCCACCGCTTTAATGGACGCAAGCGTCTTATTCTAGGAAATCATGATATTTTCAAGAATAAGGATTACTTTAACGCAGGTTTCGAGGACCTACATGCCTTTAAGAAATTTGATAAGTTTGTAGCTACTCATATTCCCGTTCATTCAGCTAGTATTAGTGCTCGGTGGTTTCATAATGTTCACGGACATTATCACGCTAACAGGGTAATGCTTCCTAGAGGTGTAGATGCTAAGACGGGTGACGTGCTTTATAGTGACAAGCCAGACCCGCGATATACCTGTGTATGTATGGAGCAGCTAGATAACTACACACCAATTAGTCTAGAGGACTTAAATAAAAGGATTGATAATGCGTATTCAACTCGTCAGTGACCTACATCTTGAATTTGCCCCTATCGAAATTCGTAATGCGGGGGCTGATATTCTTGTTCTCAGCGGAGACATTTGTGTTGCTGATTATCTAAACCGCTCAGAAGCCTCTCCTTACTATAAGAAGGGTCAAATCGCACGTGAGTTCTTTAATCAGATCTCACAAGAGTTTGAAACTATTCTTTATGTAATGGGCAATCATGAGCACTATGATGGTACTTTTGAAAAAACAGCAGCTACTCTACGCTGCTGGCTTCCTAGCAATATTAGGCTTCTTGATGATGAACTTACTAATATTAATGGGATCAACATCTTTGGTTGTACCCTTTGGACCAACTTTGATAATAACCCTCTTAATGAGCAAGTAGTTCAAGGAGCTTTAAATGACTTCAGACTAGTAAAACGCGCTAATCGTAAGATGAGAGCTTCAGATACTAGGATCGACTTTTACAAATCTCTACGATATATTGAGACCTTGCAACCTGATATTGTTATTGGACATCATGCTCCTAGCTATAGAAGTGTTGGGGATTACTATAAGGGTTCAATTTATAATCCTGGGTATGCCAGCCATTTAGATGACTTTATTCAGAGCTATTTGCCAAACACTAAGCTTTGGACTCATGGTCATATGCATAATTGTAGTGACTATATGATTGGTAATACACGAATTGTAGCTAATCCTAGAGGTTATAGAGATGAGAATCCTGAATTTAATTCTAATAAGGTAATTGAACTATGAATACTTGGCTATTAATTATGCTAATATTTGCAAATGATCCGGCAGTGGAGCCTATGTATGTTTATAAACTTTTTCCCTCTGAGCAAATTTGTGAGCAGCAACTGCTCAGAGCTAAAGTGGCTTTTCTAAGTGATACCTTAACTACTCCGACAGAGATAAGACAGCATGGAAGATGTATAGACATATCCAGTGGGTTAAAAAAATAGTTCTTGACTTTGAGGCTATTTTATACTATAATTAATTTTTAAACGATAAGGAATATATAAATATATGTGGACAGATGAGCTTAAAGCCCAAGTAATTAAATCCTATCAGGATGCCGAACCTACACCTGAAAACTCTGTAGAGATTGTTAATGAGATTGCAGAGGAAATAGGCGCTTCACCTAACGGTGTGCGTATGATTTTGAGCAAGGCAGGGGTTTATATTGCTAAGGACCCTAAAGCTGCTAAAGCTAAGTCGCCCGCTAAAGCAGGTACTTCAACTAGAGTTAGTAAGGAAAGTGCTATTCAAGGTCTTCGTGAAGCTCTTGAAGCCGCAGATAAAGAAGTAAATGAAGAAATTATCAGTAAGCTAACAGGTAAAGCTGCCGTTTATTTTACTGAAATACTAAAGTAAAACTCGATAGCCTCGAAAATATTATTTTCGGGGCTATTTGTCTGACATAAATAAGCCAACCTGCCAGACCAGGAGTTTCAGTGAATAAACAACAAGTAATAGACTTAGTAACAGAGTATGGTGATGCAACTATAACCTATAGAAGCACAGAATCAAAAAAGCTAAAGTATAATGTATGTACTTTAGATTTTGATAATGAGCATATTAAAACGAAGCCTACCAGAGCGGAGGAATCAGAAGATAATGTTCTAATGTTTTGTTGGGATATAGACTCGTATAGGTTACTTAAACCCGCCAATATATCTAGTGTGGTCCCCTTAAATAATGTATTAAGAGAAAAGAATGGAAAATGAAGATATTTACTCTAGAATTATTCA